CATCATCTTGGGATTGATCGCACATAGAGAAGTCAGCTTCTATTATGAGAGCTTCACCTGTTCTTTTTGTGAATTTGGCAAGAGAATCGTCACCAGCTACAAGAACACAGTTGGGGACAGTTAACAACACGTCAAAAGCTTGGGACAAAGCTGATTGAGACATTCCGCTACAGAATAATATTTGTAAACCATTGTGAGGGTCACTGTCAAAACCAAACGATAAGTGCATAACGTCGCTTATGTGTCTGGCATATTGAGTGGTGAGCGCATGATATCCGGGCTCTAACTTACAAATAGCTCTTGGTTTGAGGTCAAAAATTCCTGGAGCTGTTTCTTTTAGTGGAATGGTTTCGTCCCATTTAACGCCATAGCTTTTCGTTTCTGGATGGTCAATTCCCATTTCTAGGTCCAACCCTGATCTAAGAATACGATTTCCTTTAGGTCCCATGATCTCGCACGCTTCTTCAAGAGTAAGGAGCTCTCGGTGCTGTGCAAAAGATCGGAAGTCTGAGAAAATGGACTTCATCGTGGTAGTATAGGCTAAATCTTTCCAGGTCCGTAATCTTTTGTTCTTTTTAGGGCACAAAAGGTATGGATCTTTGTGTATTCTGTACATCAGAGAAGCAAGAGTATTATTGGTCGAATTTGCGGGAGAATACATAACTGCCGTGGACATGGCAATTGGATATATTCTGTGGACGTCAATTTCTTCTGTTTCTAATGCTTGTTTAAGGACTTCGATGGAAACTACATTTCCTGCTAAAGATGCTGTGATCTCTCCTCTGGCTGCTACGGTGGGGTAGAGGGTACTTTGGATCGGGAGGAGACAAAAATCACTTGCTGGAGTTGCAGTCCATGACGGACCTTCAACTCTAGCAAGATTGTTGTATGCATCTTTGAAATCTTCTATGAATTGTTTGTCATCTCTGTTTATAGATAACAATTTTGTATGCAGTTTCCTACACACGGTAGAAACCTTTGTTAGCAAGGGCACCTTCTTAAAAATGGGGTGGATAATTACTTTTGCTTTGGAAATTGTAGATTTGGCGATTGTAGTCGCTTTGTCTACATTTTCTTTGACAAATGAAATAGAAGGTGCTCTATCATAACAAAATAACGACAGATAAGCGAAGGCTGAAATGGTGAGCTCTCTCTTTAGAACTTCTGTAGTGTCCTTGGGTCTCCATTGCAAAGCTGTAACATTGTTTACTACGTGGGCCGCAATGCCGAGGGGTAGTGAACGTCTGGTATAGTTCGCGAATGATCTATGGAGTAGATACCTAGGGAAGATACATAATGCTAAAAAGATGTAGCGTTGAAGTGTTGACATGCACACAATTTGTGGTTGTGTGCATACCATAGCAAAATTGCAAAAACCTTCTATCAAGCCTAGAGCTTTCTCAACTCTAGGACCAAGATAATACTTAAGGCCCTCTTCAAGGATAGGGGATCCGATGCAAATCGAGAACAGATTTGGGGCACCGAATTCTTTCAGAGCTTCGCTTAAAGAAGCCGTTATTTGGGGGGGTTCTACTTTACTAGGTAAGAAAGCGGAAAATGGTTTTGAAAGAAGCCAAAACGCATTTTCTAAA